GTACTATGCGATCATATCCGGCAACATCGTCTTGGAAGAGCAAGAGGTACTGCCTTACAGGAAGCTCCCGTTTGTCATAGCTCGACATAACACGATACCGGGCAGGTTGGCTGGAGAGGGCATCGTAACGCCGCTTATTCCAGCGCAGAAGGAACTCAATAAGAGCGTAAGTCAGCGAATCGAGAACAAGAACCTTCACGCCCAGCCCAAGTGGCGTGCGGAGAAGGGCTCCGTCGACCGTCAGAGCTTCACCGACGAGCCCGGTGAGATCATCTTCTACAATCGAACTGCGGCACGGCCACCTGAGCCGTTACCACCACCGCCCCTTTCCCCCGAGCACCGCTTGCTGGAGAAGGAGCAGATCGAGCACATCACCAACCTGAGTGGAATCTCTGATGTGGCACGCGGTGACATACCATCTCAGATAAGCGGTCGTGCCATTGGGCTGATGAGTGACATGGATACGACGCGCCATGGACCCACTGTGCGCGAGCTTGAGTATGCTGTTGAGCGCATGTCTGAGATGTGGTTGTGGATGTGGCGTGAGTATATGCCCATACCGGCGACGATTCAGGTCATTGGGACAGGTCATGCGCTTGAAGTCCTTGAGTTTCATGCGTCGCAGATCAAGACCACAAGGGTGCGCATCCAGTCCAATAGCATGCTGCCCAAGATGGCCAGTTACAGACGTGAGCAGGTGATGCAGATGTATCAGGTGGGTATGCTTGGCAACCCGCAAGATCCAGCCACCGCCATGAAAGCACGGAAGCTCATGGAGTTTGGCGATGTAGACCCGCTCCATGGTGATTCAACTAAGGACAGAAACTACGCCAGGGAGGAAAATTACATCCTCCGCGCCGGTAGCGTGCCGGATGTTTCTCCTTGGGAAGATCACATTACACACATCGATGTTCACCTGGATTTCATGAAGACAGTAGACTTTCGTTTGCTTCCTACTGAAATTCAGGCCAATATCGAGAGGCATGTTGCGTGGCATTACTATGCAGAGAGCCAGCAGAGACAAGGGGTGCCTTGGTGGCAACCCTATGTTGACGCAGGCGTCGAGGGTATGCCGCCGGGTGCAGAAGATGGTGGGCTTGATGTCGGTGAGGGGGGCGCACCTCCGGGTGGAATGGCACCCCCTCAGCAGCAAGGTGGCCCACCGGGTCTTATGGGCGGTGGAACCCCGGAACTCAACGAGGCCGTTGGCACGCGAGGACCAGGGCGACCTGACTATGAGACTGGTTTTGAGGCAGGATCACGTTAAGCGTCTGCTGGTACGATAACCGGTACGTGGAGTGCAAATGAGTGACGAGTATGGCGATACGGGCGAAAGCTCCATTGAGGGTTCGCGGACCTCTGATTCATCTATTGATGGTAACGCGGAAACCGGCGATACAGGTGGGCCTGAGCTAGATGAGAAGGGCAATCCGGCACCTATTCCGTATGAGCGGTTTAAGGAAAGCCGGGGCCAGTTGAATGAAACGAAAGAGAGTCTTTCGCGACTTCAACAAGAGGCTGAAACGCTACGGGCGCAAAATCAGCAACACGCCGAATGGAATCAGTGGGCGTGGGCGAAGCTCCAGGAGCAGCAGACTGCTGCAAGTAGTCAGCATCATGAAGATCCGCTTTTGGAGCTTGACCCATACGAGAAGAATGAGCGGCGCATCAAGCAGCTTGAGCAAAAGCTTGTTCAGCAGCAGGAGTACTTTACGACCAGGGCCCAGTCCCTGGAGGTAGCGCAGGCCGAACGGCAGATAATGGGTGAAATAAACTCAGCGCGACAAAAGTATCCTGAGATGCGTGAGATGGACGTTATCAACTCGATTGCCCAAAACCCCAACGCCTCAGTGATGGCGCTGGCGAAAAGAAGCCATGAAAGCGAAGTTGCTGCTTTTGAACAGCGGGTGAAGAAAAAAGGCTACAAGTCACCACCAAAGTCGTTGCAGCGTGGCCGTGGACCGGCTGCTGTGAGTAAGGACTTTGGTGAAGACCTGGATGCCGCTGAAGCCGCCGCCCGTGCGTTTCTATCTGGTGAATAACTCAAACGCTAAAGGGTAAGAACAATGGCCGAGATTGACAACAGTAATATTTCTGGCGGTGCGGTAACCAAAAGTAATTTTGATGCCGTACTGAAAGAGTTTTACGAGGGCCCCGTACGGGAGCACCTCAATAACAGTATTCCTATCTTGGAGTACATTGAAAAATCCAAGCGAAGCTGGAGCGGTCGTCATGTCCGGTTCCCGATTCACTTGCGTCGCAACCACGGCGTGGGCGCTCGTGCTGCAAGTGGCTTCTTGCCAACGGCTGGTCGTCAGCAGTACGAAGAGAGTCAGATCAACGTCAAGCAGCTTTATGGCCGCATTGAGTTGATTGGTCTAGCCATCTCTGCTTCAGAGGGTGACAAGGGCTCGTTCGCTTCCGCTCTTCGGACAGAGGTTGACGGTCTTCGTCGTGACCTCCGGGTGGACTTGAACCGTCAGATCTGGGGCAACAAAGAGGTGACCGACACGACCACCAAGACTGGCGTCCTGTGCCAGGTTAACGGTGGGGCATTTACCGTAACAACGGCTGATGCTGGTGTCGCTTGTACTTTCGATAACCCTGGTACCCGTTACCTGAAAAAGGGCATGCTTCTCAACGCCGACACGCCTGCCAACCTGAACGCAGGTGTCGCTGCCGTTGCAAACGCGATGGAGGTTGTTTCTGTTACCAGCCCGACCGTTGCCAAGCTGAGGTCACTTGACGGCGGCAGCGCTACGGTTGCAGATGACATGGCTATTTGTAAGGGCGATTTGAATGACATTGCCTTTGACCATGAGATCACTGGTCTTAGCTTCATTGTCTCCGACAGCGGTACCTTGCAGACGATTGACCCGACCGTCGACACCGAGTGGGTGTCTACGTCTATTGCTAACGGCGGCACAAACCGCCCGCTGTCACTTGAGTTGATGCAGCTTGCCATCGACAATACTGACGAGGTTTCGGGCACAGAGCCCAATCTTGTCATGGGTCATCACAGCATTCGCCGTGAGTACATCAATCTTTTGACTGCCGACGTGCGCTATGCTCCTGAGCAACTGCGTGGCGGTTTCCAGAAGTTGACGTACGCTGGTGGAACTCGACCGATGCCGATTGAGTTCGACCGTATGGCTCCGTACAACAAACTGTTTTTCATGAATACGAACGACATCAAGATGTACGTCATGAAGGACTGGGCGTGGGCCGACCGTGACGGTTCGACCTTTAGCCGTAAAGCCAACTCTGACAGTTGGGAAGCATTCATGTGCTGGTACGGTGACATTGGCTGTGAGCGACGCTTCAGTCACACGTTGCTTGAGGACATCACTGTCGATAACCTGATCTTCTAGGGTACGTGCATACTCTAGCCACTAGGGGGTTAAAAGCCCCCTGGTGTTTTCTTTTACTTAGTATCCCCGCAATGGGGGGTAAACTGTGGAGTGGTAAATCATGATTCGCGATAAGAATATTAACTATAAGTACAAGATTGATACGGTCGAGGCGCAGAACTTCTCGTCGATGTTTAACCTCACAACGACAACGGCAACAGACGGCAGCGGGCACAAAACTGAGTCTTCTACACTCAACTTAGCGAACGACAACGACATTTTGTTTGAGCAGATCGACACAACCGGCCTTACGGGCCTAAAGATGACAACGTCAACAGCGCAACTCGCCAGAACCCTGCTGTACTCGCCAACGCATATCGACTGGGCAAACAATGTGTTTTTCCGGGTCATGTGGTCGTGCGATTCTACCGATGCCGCAGACACGATTACGTGGCAGGTCAAGCTGTTGAAAATAGACGAAGGGAGCCCGCCCGCTGCGGCAACTCAGGCACTGAATACTGTCATTGTGGCGGATACAAACCAAGGCTCTGGGCGAGTCCATTACACGGCATGGGGCAAGCTTAATGGCGAGACTATCGCGCCTGACGGAAATGACTTTGTTGTCGTTGATGTCGAACTAACGGCTTTTGCGGCTGGCCTGTCGGAAGATAAGTTCTGTTTGGGGTATCAGATAGCTTACCTGCCCAAGTTCACGGATGGACCGCAGGTCAACGACCAACCCGATCCAACGGATGCGTAATGCTACTGACTGAAACCCAATGGAACGACATCAAGCGGATCAAGTGGAATCAAAAAGAATCCAATAGGATCCGTGAGCGAGTCCACGATGATAGCCTTATCGTGGGGTGGTGTGGCCGCGAGAAGCGGTGGATGCTTGCTCGCATTGTTGATGCGACCGTTGAGATTCAGTTCGGCGTCAAAACTATTCCGACAAAAGAGCGTGTGCCATTTGTATGGAAGGTTTGGGAAGATGATGACGGGTCGTACCTGGATATCAGGGATCCCCGTCTGATTCCCTACATCAGAAGATGTGACCTGTGGCGCATGGGCTCAAGCAAGTACCTGCTTCAATACGACAAGGCAGAGCGACTGGAGGAACAAAGGGAGAAGAGCACCCTGGATGATCTTGTGTACAAGGGCACCCACGAGATGTGGAAACCCTTCAAGCAGATTGCCGACCAGAGATGTGGTACGGACGTGAGACACAAGACACCAGATCGCTTTTTCTTCATGAACTGATATGACTATAAGCAACCTATGCACGTCGCTTGAAGAGGTCAGGGCCTACGCCAAGATACTTCTCGACGAGACGGGTGACCTGTTTTGGAGCGAAGCGCAGCAGAACAGGCTGGCCAACGAGGCCAACCGGGCCGTGTTTCGAGAGCTAGTCCAGAGCAACCCTGAGTTCTTTATAGAGACGGCTGACGGCCCGTTCACGTGGCCCAAAAACACAGAGTCTGTTGACATAGCCAGCGCGAGCTTCCTCAACGGGTCCATCCCGTACAAGATAATTGGTATAGAGAACACGCCCGACAGTGGTGCGGTGGCCCCGGATAACCTTCCGCTAAAGTGGAAGCCGATGCGGTTTGCTGACCGGTGGATGATACAGCGAAGAGACGCCAGGGTATCGCCCAGTGGTGGGCGGTACTATTGCCTGGTCAGGAACAAGCTGTTTATAGCGCCCATACCCGAATCGGCGCTGAACGTTCATATCTACTGGATCAAGAACATAGATGAGATCACATCAGATGGTGACATCGTCCTAAGGAGCGACAAGGATGACGCGAACGGGGCGGCAGGTGCGTTCGGTGATCTAGTCGCTGTGTACACGGCCAAGCTCATGAATGCCAGGCAGAACGGGCAGAACGTGATGGTCGAACAGATGTGGCAGGAAGGGGTTATGCGAATGCAGAACTACGCCCATGCTAGAGATGTTGATGAACCCATGTCTGTGAGGGCTACCCGTGGCCCGTGGGAGTAAACGAGGCGAGAGAGGCTCGTTCTTCGGCCCGTGGCTTGGCATGGAGGAGCGTGAGAACTTCCAGACCGAGGAGCATTGTCAGCTTGCGCTGAACGTTGACTTTCATCGCGGCTACATCGAGGGCCGCAAGGGCTTCTCCTACATAAACACTAAAGGCTACGACCGAATGCGCCTTCATACCGTAAAGGTGAACGGCAAGCCGAGGTTCATACTCGGCCTTGGTGTGACAAAAAGGGACGGCGTGGCGACCGAGAAGCAGGAAGTTCACTACATCGTCTACTCGTCCAACGGCAAGAAGGTGTACAAAGAGGGCATCCTCGTCGGAGAGCCGCCAGACCCTGATTTCATGTGTCAGTTCGCGGATACTATCATTGCAAAAGATATGGACGGTGACGGAGTAAAGGAGTCACCGCGACATATAACTTTGATATACACCAAGCGCAACCTGTGGGTCTTTGACCCGGAGACTTCGGACCTCACACCGACGCTGGCCGACATGGAAGGCGATTCGGTTACGTTCAACAGCATAAACTGGGGTTACTGGACTAACAGGCCGGAAGGCGCTGGTCCGTTTGGCCCGATAATGACGGAACATCTTGGCTCCATATGGTACGCCGGGTTCGGCCAGGGGTTCAACGCAACGCTAACCAATCCAATCCACGAGAACCAAAGCCAGATACCGGAGACATGGATAGACCAGAGCGACAGGGCGAAGATGCCGTTTGGCCCTGAGTGGATTGCTTGGTCAGATCCATTCGATCCACTTGGGATAGTGGCCTATCAGTTCCTGGCGGTGGAGGAGATGGAGGCCGTCACGGGGCTGAAGTCGTTTCAAGAACAACTGGTAATATTTACCGACAGGTCGATTTATGTCCTGACCGGCGGGGACGTGAAAACGTACAGCCTGTTTAAGGCGGTCTCTGGTGTCGGGTGCGTTGCCCCGAACAGCATTGTCGAGGCAGGCGGCATCCTGTACTTCATGGCAAGGGACGGTATATACGCCTTTGGCGGCATGGGTGCAGAGTCAAGGGCTCAGAAGGTATCAAAGCCCATTGATTCCATATTCAGCGGGGATTTCGCGCAGACGCACATGCCAGCGACCATTGCGGAAGATATGGCGAACATGGGCTGGCCGTTTGCCATCAGAAAGAACTCAATGATGTACAGCAACGTCATACACGTTCAGACGAAGAACCAGATATGGTGGAGCATTGACATCAAGGGCACAAAGCCAGGCTCGTTTGCTGTCACGCTCGTGTATGACTATTACCATGGTGCGTGGTCATTGTATGAACCTACCGGCGTAGCGAAGGATGTTGGTGCCAGCTATGTGAGCGACAAGGCGTCGTGCATGTACGATGGCACTGTCGTGCTTGAGAACGGTGAAGAGTACGTGTACACGAGCACTACAAGGGAGAAGTCGCCTGGATCGGGCCAGGACTTCATACACGCTCTTCTGAGGTACGGTTCTGGAAGGGACGACGACAACCATGCGTCAAACCCGATACCGTTCATATACTTGACCGGGAGGTTGTTCAAGAGTAACTCCTCAGCGTCCCTGTTTAGGCCGATACGGCTCAAGATGTTGTCATGGGGCAACCTGGGTGCCAGTGACCATGGCCCTGAGTGGTTTGCTGAGGGCGAGGAGGCTCATGCCGATGGGCAGCAGCTTGATGGTTCAGATGCTGTCGAGTTGTCGACAGAGGGCCAGGCCACAAGCGGGTCCATTCCATTGCACCCAACGGACGGCAGCGCAACAACTCTTGAGTTGTTCTACTCGTCCAACGCAAAGTACGGCGTGGGCAGGTGCAAGTACCAGGAGCGCGACTGGTTTACATCGAAGCTTGAGCCAGCATCGATACGCTCCAGGTCGCTCCGGGTGGGTTTTAGGTCTGGATTCACGACGACGGCAGCGAACGTAAGGGCACCCGAACTCGTAATACAAGGCATTATTGTCGATGTAGAGGTGGGTGATACGAGATGATGCTTGTATCCCTGGTGTCGCTGAACATCGTCAGGAACATGTTCTCGCTGAGGAGGTCTGGTGACAACTTCCCGGTGTCCATGTTCACCAAGGACCACAGGTTCCGCACGGTTGGCCGACAGATAGAATGGCTGGCGAAAAGGCACTGCGATATATGTATATCGCCCGAGACCCCCATAAGGGAGGCCGTTGGGTCTGTCGGAAAGAACGGCGGCAGAATCTACTTCACAGAAGGTTTATGGAACTTCAATGAGTCGTTCACGATAGATTCTGGGTTTGTTCAGCTTATATCCATGTCGCCAGGCCAGACCATTTTTAGGCGGTCTGCCTCAATGGCAACCAGCGATCCAATCATACAGTCAACCGGCGATGGCAGCGTGTTCGAGGGAATACGGTTCATAGACGAGACAGACGCAGTCAGCACCAGCGTCCTGAAGATAACCGGAAACAATACGGTTGTTCGGAATTGCGCGTTCGAGGACTATTACAATGCAATCTTGGTGGACGGTGCGAACTACGTGAAGGTCTTGGATTGCGAGTTCACCGCTGGTGTAAACAGGGCGATTGAGTATAGTGGAACGTGCAGAGGTGGCATCGTTACATCGAACGTAATTGAGCGCGGGGGCGGAAATTTGTATTTCGGTGACAACGTTTCCGAGGTTAGCGTCATCGCCAACACGTTTGATGCAACGAACACCCAGCTTAGTTATTTCGCAGGTCAGAGCGTTGAAACGGGAAGCGCGCTCAATGTAATCGATCCGTCCCGCGTCGAGGAGCGTTGTTAGATGGCAATTAGTTTCACCCCGCTGAGTGAAGGTCAGGTCATAACGGCGTCTGACCTCGATGGCAATTTTGACGAGGTAAACGACTACCTGGACGCTGGAATACCAATCTCAGACCTGGCGAACGAGTCGCACAATATATGTGTGTGTATTGAGATTGGGAACATGACCGTTGCTGGCGGGAACAAGATACGAGGGTTCAAGGTTCCGGCGACGTTCAGTACTGGCGGCCTCAAGCTTCGGGAGCTTCAGGTTTACCGGGGCGGAGGGGGCGAAGTTGACACCGCCACAAACCTGGGCGCTGTCACAGCAAGGCTATACGCTGGTGTCGGAGCATACGCCGATGCGTACAACAACACCACGGCAAACGCAAAAGCCACAGCAACAATAGTGGACGACTCCGCTGCTGGTTTTGCCACCTCAGCATCAACAAGTGAGGCATTTGCTGCCGCAGCGGCACTATTTGTCAGGGCGGATGTTGCAACAAACGACGCCGTGGGCGTGACGATAACCCTTTGGTTTGTCGCGGAGCATAGGAGCGCATCATAACCATGCCTTACGCAGATAAAAAACAGTACAAGAACCCAGCAATACCGAAGGGCGGCGGCGTTCTGCCTTCAACGCAAAAGGCGCTCCGCGCCCCAATCAGGGGCCCTGGGTTTATGCAGATGGATGCCGCAGCAACGGCCAGACAGCCAAAGTTCGGCTCCCCCGACATCCCTGTGACAGGCCAGGCGGACTACAAGCGTCAAGCTGCGCAGCAGATGGCTATGGGAGCAGCCGCAACGGCAGAGCCCGCTACGCGCGCGAAGGCGGCAGAGGGTATGATGAGCCGTAGCGTTGCTGGCGCTCCTCCGATCACAACGCCCGCGCTGACTGTACCCATAGCCTTCACCGCAGCCCAGCCAGCCGCTGCCCCGACAGAGGCACAGCCGGTTACAGCACCAACGCCGGTTACTGATGTAACCGCGACCCCCGAAGGGGTTACAGAGGCGAAGCCAGCCTACGACCCATCCACTGGCTACCTGACCGACATGAAAGCAGGTGAGGTCGCAGACGCCCACAAAGAGGCGTATGACGAGGCCATAGGGCAGGGATATTCCGAAGAACAAGCCCAGGCCGCCGGTGCCTTTGCGGCGGCTCAGGTTGAAAGCAAAACTGCTGGCATGACGAAGAAGGAGGGCTCAGAAACACTTTATACGGACGACGAAGGCAACGTTTGGTACTCAGGCGAGAAGGACTTCCTGGAAGGGAAAGATCCAGAGAAGCTAGAGAAGTCATATGACGACGAGGGCAACTGGAACGGCTACATTACGGCTGGCGGTCAGTATGTAGATAAACAAGGGAAACCGATGGAGTCGGGAGACGTTGGCGGTGCTACCGGGTTAGGGGAGCACCCGAAACAGGAGAAGATACAGTTCCGGGAGTGGGCGTTTGAGCATATCATGGGCGACAAGTGGGGCGTCACCGACGAAGAGCTTGATGGCATGATCCAGAACATTGAAAATGCTT